CAATACCTGCCCGATAACTGGGGCAATAACTTTTGCAATAAACGTGCCAAATGTTCGAAACGCTTCTAGGTTGTCACCGATTGCGTCTTTAATGTAACCAAACGCTTTCAACAATCCGTTAATGATCGGCGTAAAAACAACTTTAATAATGTTGCCCAAATCTGTGATCGTGCGCCCAAGCCCGCCACCGTCAAGGCTGAATGCACCTGAAAACGCATTAATGACTGGCAACGCATGTTGATTGATGAAGTTAATGACCTTTTCTAAAATGGGCAACAACGCAAAACCAATTGTTTCTTTTGCTTCGTCAAATGCAACCTGCATTCTTGCAATGCGTCCAGCATAAGTGTCAGCGTTGCGCGCAGCCGCGCCACCGAATAGATCAGTCAGTTTGCCTTGTACTTCGGTAAACGACATGGCTTTCAATTCGGCAGCTGATAAGCCAATCCCCAATTTGCCCAGTGATGTTGTGTTGCCGTCGTAGGCTTTGCCCAACGCATTTGCAACCGCTTCAAGCGGTTTGCCTGTGGCAGTTGAAATGTCAAGGGCGGTCGTCAATAAATCTTGCGCGGTTGTAATGTCGCCCGTTGAACGTGCCAGGCGACCCAACGCAGGGCGCAGGTCGTCGTCGGCAACGCCTGTTGCCAATGACATTTGCAAGATCGATTGCTCAGTTGCAGCGATCTGGGCTTGCGTTGCACCCGTTGCATTTTCCAACGCCAGTGCCAATTGTGTTTGTGCCTTTTCGTCTTCGATCGCGGCTTTGACGCCGTCAATTCCAATCTTGATTGCATAAGCGCCAGCGGCGGCGGCTGCCGCCAGGAATGCTGCGCCAATGGCTTTTCCAGCCTTGCCCATTTTGTCGCCAAATGAATCAACGTCACTGCCTGCGGTTTTCAACGATTTGTTGAGGTTGTCAACGTCGCCAAGAATTGAAAGTTTAAGGGTACGACTTCCAGCCATTAGGTGTACTCCTTCACGATCTTAGAAAATGAATCTTCCCACTTTTTGACGATCTCAGGCTGGGCGCTTCGAAGGGTTGGATAAATAAACCAACCGCGTGACCCGCGACCTTCACGCCCTGACCACACTGGAAATTGCTTCAATCTATTTGAACCAAATTCGACGCCGCCCCAAACCTGTTGGGTCGTTCCCCCGCCACTTAATCTTTGACGCGCGAACCCATAGGAAATCTCACCAATTTTTGATGATTTTGAAACGGTTGCACCGTCAGCGACTATTTTTGACGCGCGGTTGCTTCTACCGCCTGCCGCACTGGAAACTTTTTGTTTGACGTATTCTGCTAGTTCTGACGTGGCAACTTTTGCTTGCTTGATCGCTTCGTCGTCCATTGCTTTAAAAGAACGGAGAATGGCGCGAAGTTCAGCCTTGTCATAACTGATCGCTACTTGTTCAGCCATTCGCCCGTCCTTCCAGAATTTCCAACACTGTCAAAATGTCCTCAGCCGTTTCGAATTGTTCTTTGGGTAAATTGGTTGCGATAGCCAATTCCCAAACGATTCGACTTAGGCTTCCGACTGGGTGGCTTTTGGGTTTGCGTCACCAACCATAACTTCAGCAATGGTTTCAGTCCAAGCTTCGATTGGCTTGACTGGTTTTCCAGCGGCTTCACGTTTCATGGCGTGATAAGCCAGAAAGACCAAATCGGATATTCCGATCTTTTCCTGTGCCTGGCTGATCGTGTTACCTGTGTGCTTTTCCCATTTAACCCACTCAGGCGGCGCAGCCGTGTAGGTCGCCTGCGCCCCGTCGTTGTATTCAATTGTTATTGGTAGTTTCATTTTTTCTCCCGATTGTTAGGTTTTAGAACGCTTCGGCTGGAATGCCGATAACGATAAATGATAGTGAAACGGTTTGTGCGTCAGGTGCAGTGCCGCCCGCGCTTGGGAACGCTGGCAAAATCTGGAATGTGAATGTTGCACCGCTTGCAGCAGTGAGAATCGTCGTGATTCCTGTGTTTGGTGCTGATTCGGTTGCGTTCCATAGACCTTCGCACAATGAACCAGTTGCGCCCCAGTCTGCAAGCATTTCAACGTCAAACGTGAATTGATCGTCAATGTGCTTGTATGCCTTGCCGTCTAGCGTTTGATAGGTTTCGATTGTCGGGCTATTTGACAAAACTGCGCTTGTTGCCTGGGCGTCGTAGTTATTGCCACCAATAGTGAATGTGACGTCGCGCCCAGTAATAATTGTTGTTGGCATTTATAACTCCTTATGTCGTCTGCGTGTAGTAAGTTGAAACGTTGATGTCGGCGACCAGCATTGGTGATTGTCCTACTTCTAGAACCGTCGGCTTTTCGATTTCTCCAACAACGTATCCTGCGGGCATTGCCGCAAGAATTCCCATGATGAGTTTTTCCAGGTTGTCCAGTGAACCTGCATTGCTATTTGACGCAACAATTGCTGAGATTGCAAAGTTCAATTTGACCTGGGTTTTTGCCTTACCGATCAAAACAACTTCCATGTAAGGCGAATCTGGAACCACGCAAATTGCTGGCGGGATTGGCGCTTCAGGTACGCTCGAATAAATGTTCGCCGCAAGTGCGCTGAATGAGTTGGCTAAGGCTGCACGGGTTTCGGCAACGGAATTGGCTGGCATTTATTGCACGACCGTTTCAACGTCCAGGTAAGGCATAAGTAAAGTGCTGACGCGATTGGTTAAACTGCGTCCCATTCTGTAAGGCGTTGACGTAAAATCGACGCCCTCGATCTGTCCACCAGCTGCGACGCGTGATTGAAAGACTTCCACGCTGACTGCCAAAATTGCTGATTCAATTGCAGGGGTGTTTGCGTAAATGTTAACTGCTGAATAGCCTGAAAGTGTTGCCGTACCCATTGGAATTATTTCGCGCAATGTGACATTTGTTGAGGTCAATGCAGCGGTGAACGAATACTCAGTCGCGGTGATAACGGTGTGTGTTGCCGTAAATGGTGCAGGCAGACCAGTCACAATGATTGATTGACCCGCGACAAAATGGTGACTGCGTTGGGTGTAGAAGTAGGCAACGTTTGATTCAAGTTTGTATGAATTGATTGCTGAAGTGTTTGCCACCAGCATTGGCAGAATTACCGCTTCAGCCGTGTCGATTATTTCGTCCAAATAACTGTCTGGATAAAGTGAAACGGAAACGCCAAGCACACTGCGCAATTGCTGCGTCGACACGATACTTGGCATTTCCGTTTCCTTTCGATCTGCTGCGGCGAGATCGGGAGAACCCGCCGCATGATTAGGTTGTGGGCTTTACGCCTTGTTATTCTTGAACGCGCCAGCGTTAATCTTGTTCGCCACCGCACCAAACGAATATACGCCGACCGTGATTGAACCGTCAGCGGTTGATTCTGCGCGCAACTGGTATGAAGTTCCTTCGTACCATGTATAAGCGTCAGGGTTGACAACCAGGATTGTTCCGTCGCCGTCGCCACCGTTTGTTGGGTCAACGTATAGGTTCAAGCCCGCTACGTTTCCAGTCAGGCTTGTTGGGACTGCAACACCTGGCTGATTCATAGGGTTTGAAACCTGTGAATAAATTGGACGTCCATTATCCGCTAGTGTCATTAAATTTGACCATTGTCCCGTTGACACGATCATATTGCGTGCAAATGGATTTGCAAGACCCGCAGTTGCGCCATAAACGCTCGCTGCGCCACGTCCAACAATGCCAAGCAATTCGGCAGCTGTTGGATAAGTTGCAACTGTTGTTGCGTCAAGTGACGCGTTTGAAATCAAAATGCCATTGACGTATGAGTTTTGCGCCTTGGCCATTGCCGCGACCATGTTACGAAGTAACTCGTCATAAAATAGGGGCGAAGTTCTGGTGAGCAATTCGACGGAGAATTTTTGCTGCCCCGCAAATTTCTTAACGTCAACTGATAGGAACGCTGAGTTCTGATCTGTTTCAGAAAACGCTGCGTCTTCGGCAACAACTGCAACTGTTGGTGCAACTGTAATTTTTGGAATTTCAAATGTCATTCCAGCGTCAGGCAATGCACCGCGAGAGATCGCGTCAATGCTTGGACGAATTGTTGTTGATAGTCCGTTGATAACTTCAGTCAACTGACGTGTTGGAACCAGTCCAGCGTTGTCTGTTGTGTTGTCTGCGGCTAGAACGTACTGACGAGCATTCTCGTCACCTGTTGCAGCAAGAACCTTGTTCTCAAGATACTTCGCGGCGGTAACTTCAATGCGGGGTGCTGATTTGAAACCACCAACTGCGTGTGCAGTTGCGGTGATTGACTGGGCGGCTTCAACCGTTTCGGCGGTTGCAGCGTCTTTGACGGTGTCTTCCACTTCGTCTTCTCCTTCTGTTGGGTTTGGTGCTTCAGTTTCGGTTGTCGAATCTGAAATTTCGTCTTCTGTCGCGGCGACTGATTCCACGCGCGCTGATCGGATTGCTGGTTCTGACGTCAATGCGACGCCAGTTAATTCGCCAGCCAAAATGCGCACTGTTCCGTCTTTGAGTGTTTCGTATTCGTCGAAGGAAACTTCAACGCTGAATCCGTCGCGCAATCCTTCTTGCGCTTCGATCAGTGCGTCATTGCCTGCGGTTGTTTCCGCAATCTTGAACGTTGCGTCGATTCCTTGTTCTGATGATTCAATCGAAAGTGTTTTGCCAATGCGACGTGTGCGATCATGTTCCAGGTTAAGCAAAACGGCGGTTGGTTCAATTGAACCCGCTGCGAATTGCACCTTGCCAATTGACGCGTTGCCAGTTTCTTCAAATGTAACAATGCGTCCCGTGATTGTGCGACTGTTGGAATCTGCCGCAGTGATTTGCATTGGTGTTATGACTTTTTTCATAGCAGCATGTCTTCTTCCTCGCGTATTTCTTCGATCGACATTGCGCCGATTCGATTTAGGATTTCGTACACTTGCGCGCGCTCGTAAGGATTGCCACGCAAGAAGTCATCAAGATCAAATGAAACACGGTTACCAGCTGGGGTGAAATCTGCAAATGAAAGACGTTGTTCGATTATTGACATGTAATTTCTAAATGCAAAATCGACGAGGTCGCGCCTTTTGTCTAAGGCGTTGGAATAGGTAAATGTCGATTGCTGGCTATCTGTAAAATATGCAGGCAATCCGCAGGCGCGTGATAATTCAAGTGCAACGTAATTGCGCGCTTCGTTCAATTGTAAATTCTTTGGGTCGTAACCCAATGTTTCAAGCGTGACGTCAGCGTTCAGAAATGCAGTTGACTTATTCGCTCGCGCGGTGCGCCAGGCGGTCAACAACTTTGAAACGCGATCGGCTGGCAATGATGTGCCGTTTGATTTCAAAACCATTTGCGGAATTGGTTCGACTGCAAAATTCATTGCAGCGCGTTCTAGTGCTGCGGCTGCCTTAATTGTTCGACCTGCGCGAGATAGCAAACCCTCTTGCGTACCCTGGAAAACAACCAGGTTGGCTGGGTCAACGTAAGCGCCGTCTATTTGATAGGAAACAATTTCATAACCCATTCCGTTTGTTTGAATGGTGATTCGTTCAGGTGCGACGCGTTCCATTGCGCGAATCTTGCCCGTGTCGGCATAACGTTCCATAACGTACGCGTAAGCGCTAGGAAAGAAAAACAAATCTGAAATAATCCATGACCAAAACGTTGTCCCTGGGATTCGTGGGTCTGGTTGATTGATCACGCGCGGTTGTGTGACCTTCTCACCTGTTGCCTCATTGCGTGTGTGCATTGGCAATGAACCGATTGTTTGAATAATGCTCAACGCCCTCGCGCATGTAGGAACGCTCATTGCTTCGGCACGCGACGCCGTAATTACGCCGCCAAATAGGAAAAGATTTCCTACTTCACTGTAATACGGCGCAATTGCGGCGGCGTCTACGTTGCTGGCTTCCACTGGAACGGCAGTGTCAACCTTACGCGTGAATAAATCTGAAAATGCCATGACCGAATTGTGTCAGGGTTATAAGTTCACCCAACCATTATGTCAAGATCATTCTCTGGGCGTGTCGCGAAATGTGTCGCCAGGGCAACGGCGACGGCAGCGCACACAACCGACTGTGACGCCCTTCGACCTATAACCCAGCCGCCGTCCCCACGACGCAATTGCACCGCTGCCAAAACTTCTTCCGAAAGTTGGCTTTGACCCCTGTGTTTCAACCGACCGCTATTGATCGCACTCAGCATTTCGTCGCACGCCTGCGGATAGACGCCGTCCATATCGAAAATCGGAATGCCAGCGGGTGCAAGCCTGGCGGCAACGGCTGCGCTGGTCTTGCGAGAATAAAGAACGTATTCGGTTGGATATTTGCGGGCGTAATCTGCCAGGTCGTTGGCAATTGCCTTGTCGTCCAACTGAAGATCATTTTGCCAGGTGTGCAACAACTTCACGACGAATTCTTCACCGCCGATTTTCTGAGCGCCGACCAGGCTGGCGTGTTTTCTATCTGGTGAGAGATCGATCGCCAACCAGGTCAGTTTGTCAATGTCCAGGTCAGCTGATTTGTCCAGACAATTGCCCCATGAAGTCGCGTCGACTGCGCTATTGATTGCGACAACCCAGCGACACAACACTTCCGTCATGACGACGTCAGGCGGGTCGTTCAAAACGCTTCTGATATTGTCCTCATGGATAAGTCTGCCCATTGACGGGTTTGAATGCCTGGCGTTTTCCACACTGATTTCGTCCGTCGGCGCCGACCATTCGAAGTAACCAATGTCGTCGGCAACGCCTGAAATGCTGGCGATTGCGCGTTGTCGAAATTGGTTAAGCACAATTGAACTGGAATCGCCTGCGTTTGTGTACGCCATGACCATTGGGTTTGTCGCAGCCATGAGGGTATAGCGCAGCGACGCAAAACTTTCAATGTCCGTCATTTCACGAAGTTCGTCCAGGTGGATTGTCGAAGGTCGGGAAACGCCGCGAGCAGCTGAACCGCCTGCCCGCACAATGAACCGATTGCCCGTGATTGTTTCGATTTCTTCGCCCCCGTGTTGCCAGCGAATCTTTTTGACCTGTTTTGCCAATGAATCATTTTTTTCAATGATCTGAACCATTGCCCTGAATTGTTCCAGCGACGTCGAAAGTCTATGGGCTGACCCAATCTGCAAGTTTTCGTCCCATAGGAAAAGACCGCCCAGAATTCTGATCAGTTGCAGGAATGATTTTCCGTTCTGGCGGGCAACGACGATCGTGTTGACTGGGCTTGCCCAACGCCCGTCAGGCTTGATCTTATGCGTGTGAATCAAGGCAAATTTCTGCCAGTCCATGAGATCGATACCCAAACTGGTCGCCAGATCGATCAATTCACCCCCGCGTGAGGGCAAATCGTTCAATGGCGTGTGGATTCTAGGCGTTTGTACGCCGATTAGCGGGTTTTTGGGTTCTGCGTCCCTACCCAAAACCGATTGAGGGCTATTGAGGGCTTCTGAGGGCATTTGGTGACCTTTCAAGGGCTTCTCAGTCGTTCTCATGGCTTTTCGAGTTGTTTTGGGGGGAATCTATTCCAT